GTATTACCTTCCTCTCCTAGAGGGTGAAGCGGGGCAAGTCTATGTGAACAACGGCACCCTAGGGCAGATCAATTTCGATTATTACAATGGGATTACTCCTAGTGTTGCAGACGCTCTAAGTAGCGGAGTTATTAGAATTTCAAGTGATTCAGATGCACTCCACCAGGGGCGCATAAAGCTAGCCACTTATGGCTCCGGTGTGAGGCTTGAATACACAGGAGCTAAGTGGGCGGATGTAGCCCAGAGTCTACCTCCCCAATTCAATCTCAATATTGAAGAGGAGGACATCGTTTGGTACGCCCCCGGCAGCGGCTTTGATCTTTCTGCCATCTCTCTGCCTCTCGTAGTTCCTCCCAATACTCCTACTGGTCCTACCTACGAGTATTCGGGTGGAAGCAAGCTACAGATCAAGGTGTTCCCTCTAGTGTCCCCTGAGGTGGCTTCAGTCAGTCCTACTGTTCTAGCTGGCGGAGCTACCCAGGACATCACTGTCACCCTTAAGAGGCCCTTACACCCAACTCAGACTCCTACTGTGGCCTTCCAGTCTGCCTCGGGTCTTTTAACCTTTAACGGGGCTCCCAGAGTCAATAAAAACGCCTCGGGTGGGATCGTGTCTTGGACCATTTCTGTCACCGCCTCTTCTTCCGCCGCTTCCTCTGTCGCAGTCACAATGACCGCCCAGGATGCCGCACTACACTACCTAAGCGGAGATGTGATAGTAACTCAGGCTTACAATTACACACCCACTCCAATCAATCTTCCAGCCATGTCGATTAGCAAAGCTATCGCCACTCAGCCGCTAGCTATTACTTCCGTGCAAGCTGTTGGTCCAGACTCCGCTTATGGAGTGGCCGCTACCGATGGGTGGACTGCTACCGCTAGCGGTCAGCAAGCATTCGCCGGTAAGATCGTTGTAACCGCTACTGTGTCCTCCCCTGCTAATAACTTCAGTAGCGGATCAGTTATTGCGAAAGCAACCGGAACCACGGCCCGTATCACTCTAGGAACTGCTTCACTTAAGGGTAGTCCCTATGTCGGAAACAACTCCTCCGGCACAACCCTTTACTACCAGGACTACTACATGGTCGTGGATACCGGACTTCTACTCACTAGAGACCAGTCTTATGACATCGGATTCTCTGCTGTAGCTGATGGAGTTACCACTACTTCCTGGATTAATAATGTCTTTGTAAATCAGAACCTAACTAAGCAGTTCACTTCCTACAATATGACTGTGAACTTCAGTGGAGCAGCCAGTTACACCGCAGTTGGTATCCCAGCATCTACATGGGTGGCGTCTTCAACTGGAACTTCTGGTGCAGTTCCCTCCTTGAATGGCGGAGCTTCTTTTGGAATCCAAGAACTCTGGGGCTACAAGTCAGCAGGAGCTTCTTTTGATTCTATCTTGAAGCAAGAGCTTCGTGTCACTGGCCCTGGAAAGACTGATGAACTCGTCAAGTCTGTTACTGCCAGAGACCCCAATGGCTACCTGGAGATCGCAAATGTTGACACCTCTGCGTGGACCGCTGGCTATTACGATTTTGTGTTCAGAATCTACTCTAAGGCTACCACTTACTCCTTCGATGGAGTAAACCAGGGTTACATCGACACTCCCGCTCAGTCGTTTAGAGTCGCCCACTCCACTGGTGGTGGAGGAGGGTGTTTCGCTGGCAAAACCTATGTCATGACCGTTGATGGTCCCAAGACCATTGATAGCATCAAGGTTGACGCACTAGTGATGTCGGCCTCTGATGTTGACTTCCAGGCTGGCAACTTCACTCTAACTCCCAAGAAGACTTTGGCAGTTCTAGTCCACGATGATAGAGCTTACGAAACCGTCAATCTAAACGGAATCCTAACCACTCCAGAGCATCCTTGGGCCACCTCTGATCGTGAATTCACTGAAGTCTCCGAGATGACGGACGCCTCCCTAGTAATGTCCGTAGATATCCTACACAATGAAACATACCCTGTTTCAGCGATTCAGATTCCCGGCCCAGACCTAGAAACCGTATACAACCTAACTATCGAGGATACTCATACTTACTTGGTTGCCCCCAGTATATTCGGACCTTGGTATCTTGTCCACAATGCCAAGAAGATCGAGTATAAGACACTATGGGATATGAACAACCCCGAAGTTAATATCAATAACACGGTGTAACGGATGAGTAAATATGCTAGAGTAGGTGCCCCGTTTAACTTCCTTGGACATATGTCCTTGGACCAGAAGAATGCGTTCTATTCTTGGCTCGACTCAAAGAAAGCCAACTTTGCTCCAATCCAAGAGTTCCACCAGATTCGATCCCAGCAATTGAGAAAAACTGCTGGACTTTTGGAAGATTTTTACGCCTCGGAAAAGTTGAAACCATCCTTTGCTAAAGCTCCTTGGGAACCGGGGCCGCAGGGCTATTTCCCTTATACTCAAAGGGATGATCAGCAACCAGCCGTCCTAGTTCAGCGAATTAAAGAACGAGTGAAAGAACAACTTCAACATGATGACGAAGCCGTATTTTGGATGAACTGGCTTAGGACTCACATTGAAAAGCAAGAGGATATGGCTCAGATTGCTAGCGAAGCTTCGGCAGAAATTACCGCCTTGAAGAAAGAATTGGACGCTCTGTTTGATGGGGGGACCTACGACGCAGTATTAGTTAAAGATACGAAAGTTTATCGTGTCCATCAACTTGATGATCCAACAGAAACGGAAATGAAACGAGTGGCCTATGACGCCTCGGACAAAAATGGGTATACCATCAAAATGCCAGAGGGGGTGTAATGAGCTATGATTTTGATGTAAGAAATAAAGCCTGTGACCACCTCCAAACAAAGGAGCGCCAAACTTTATCTGATGATCTAAGAACCTTAGTTAACATCAATCACCCCGAGTGGGGTATTCGTGGTGCTGTAGCTTCGTCCTCTACCGTTAAACTTTATATGAATGGTGTGGAGATACCATCCGGCCATGCTCAGTATGCTTGGAGTTTAGTCCCAGATTTGGATGCCTTGGGGGACAAACGCTATAAAATCATGTTTGCCAATCAATTACGCTTTACTCAAGCCATTTTTGAAGTCAGCTACTTTACTGCGCCAGCTTACTGCTTGAAGTGCAACGGCTATACCCAGACTAATGACTTTACCATTAGTTCTCAGGGTTCGTTTGTCCATGTAACCGACCACAACAAGCTCATTCAAAGAGTGATGAAGTTCCTTCTATCCTCGTCTTGCCCCTTCTATCCTCGGTTCACATCTCGGCTAAAGGAATTTATTGGAAGGAAATTTGGCTTATCTCTTACAGAGGAGGACATTTCTTACGAATGTATCACGGCTCTGGAGAACATGAGAAACATTCAAGTTACCCAAAAGAATGTGCAACTCCTGTCCCCAGAGGAAATTCTAAGGAATGTAGAGTCGGTAGATTCCAAAAGAGATTCAGTAGACCCCACCATCGTAAAAACACAAATTCGCGTTTCCTCCTACGGGCCTGATAGAGTAAATCCTCTAAACTTCGCCATCAGAACAAAAAATTAAGGATACTCCATGTCAGTTGTTCCAGTAGCCCTACTCTCTAAGTTAACCCTGATCAAGCCAGCCCTCAATGGGACTCTAGTGTCCGTGGACTCAGGAGTTCTACCTATTGTTGTCGATGCTGATATCAAAACGATTCAGGTGTCGGTTGCTATCGAAGGTGTTGTAACTACGGCGTCTACTTGGGAAACTGTGGGCGGTAAGCGTAGATTCACGCTATCTCCAGTAATTCTACCAACCATCTCCCCCATCAAGATCACCTTGACTGGGAGAGATTTCGATGTTGCTAATCCTCCCGCTGTCGGACCCTGGAAAGTAACTCCAACTCTTGCCTTTGAATACATCTACTCTCAGTCCACTACACTACCCTCCATCACGCCTCCAAGCGGAGTCAAGATTTACAGAGGTGCATCTAGCTGTAAGGTGGAGTGGGTTAAGCCTGATGAACTTACAGGGTTTCTAGGGGTTCGTGTGCAGGTTAGCACCGACCCCACAGGTGTCAATGTTCCCTATGTTCAGCTTGGTGGTTTGATTTCTGGAGTATCTAGAAGCACAAATAGTGTGATCTCCTCCAATTCAACAACCGCAACCGACTCCGTTGACACTTCCAAGGTGACAATCACAACTGTTCAGTCCACTATTCCAATCAATTTCTCCCAGGTTGTTGTCGATAAACTAGCTGTAGGTAACGCAGATAAATTCTATGTAGTCCTATCCTCAGTTGTCCAAGATCCTGAGTCTAACCACATCTACGAGTCGAACTTCAACGGACCATTTACCTGTGGTTTCGTGGATTTAAGACAGGTATCCCCAACCGATTTCCTGACTGTCCAGCAGAAAGAAGAAATCGCTCTACGCTTAATCACAGCTACTACCCAGAATTACCCTGACCTAGATCTAACTCCTCGCTCCGAGTTACGAGATGTTTTAATTGACCCCATCTCCCTAGAGCTTTCAGAGCAATCGGTTCGTGAGTGGTTTGGTAGGGTCTCTACTTCAATCTCGGCTCTAGCTACCCTCGATGACTACGATGGTGATGGCTTCTCTGATCCTCTTGCCTCCAATCCCTACAAGCCAATCATTGCTAGAGCTTGGAACATGAATGAGGCGGATACTCAGACTTTGATTGACAAGCAGTTTGATATTATTGGCGAAAGAGCCGGATTGTATCGTGGCGGAGCAACCTCCGCTATCGTAACTATGACCCTCTACACCTACTCTAAGCCTTCTTCTAGAGTTTCTATTGACGCTTCAACTACTCAAGTAAGCTCTATCGCTGATTCGGATACCGCTGCCTTGACCTTCTATTGCCGTGGTTCTGTGGTTATTGACCCAGGCTCCGCTGACTCACTCTATGACCCTGTTAAGGGATGGTGGGCTGTTCAGCTTCCATTCGAATGCGCCATCACTGGTAGCGTTGGAAATGTCGGAGTTGGGACCATTCGCCAGCCTATTTCTGGCACTCCTTCTGGATGGCTTTGCACCAATCAGACTCCTGCTGATTTCGGTAGCGATGGAGAACTCAACGCTAGATACGCTGAAAGGATCAAGGACAGGCTTGTGGTCGGAATCGACTCAGGTAGACGCCTTGGTTATTTGAACACGGCTAGGGCCATCCCAGGTGTTATTAGCGCCAATGTAGTGGCCTCCGGTGATCTAGAAATGCTCCGCGACTGGGATGATCTCAGAAAGAAGCACACCTACGGGACCGTTGATGTGTATGTCAGAGGAACCTCCTCTTCACAGCAGACTGAAATCGTGCCGTTCTCTTACGAGACTAAAGCCACTCCTGGTGATGTTTCAACTTACCAGATTTCCGACTACATCTCTCGTGTGTTTGATACCTCCAACATTGGTAAGAAAGAACCCAGACTCCAGTTCAAGGTCAGAGACTTTGATAAGTGGGGCTACCCAATGGTGGCAATCATTGACATGATCGCTTCAGGTAACAGTGGTGTGGTTCATCTCGGAACCCAGAGGGTTAAGATTGATGCCTCCAATGGTCTAATTAGCCTTGACCCAAACGAAGCGGTGTACAAGATCAAGAATGCTGGAACTACGGGTGAATACAAAGAAGATTACACCATCAACGGTGTCGTTATCAACAATCAAGCTTTCATCGCCTCCCTAGCATCCTCTGTCGTTGAATACAGAGTGGCTCCAAGACTCGCTTCTCCTCTTGCCTATGTCCCCTCTAACCAGCCTGTAACCAGTGTGTCTACGGTAACTGGTAGTGCAGATAGAACTGGCGTAATCCCCGCCTCTAATCTTCGTTTGATCAAGAGAGATGACCCACTTCTTGAGGGTTTCTCTAGCAGATCCACAGACCAAATTCGCGTGGATTCCTACACTTTGGTAAGCCCACCCTTGGTCAAGACCATTCAGTTCACTGGGAAAGAACTACCAACTGGAAGTTTGAAATTCACTTCTAAGAAGATCACCAGAACCAGTGGGTCTTGGACCACCGATGGTGTACAGATTAACGACACAATCTTCATTTCAGGTGTTGCTAGCAATAACGGCGCATTCACTGTAACCACTGTAACCCCAACCGCCATCACTACCCTTGAGGCTTTAGTTGCTGACGGTCCCGGCGCTCCCGATCAAGCTGGTAAGGTTCTGCTTGTCCCTGTAGTGCCTATTGACACTGGTATGGTGCTAAACTCTACTGGAAACATTTGGTCTGTAAGAAGTGCCGATTCCTCCATCGTCTACTCTTACGGAACCGCATCTACTGGTAACGACTACACAATTGTCCCATTGGATCGCTATGGCAATTACGGCATTCGTCTTCTAAGCACTTCTAGAACTCCCGAGAAGATTCTAGCTGGCCTATCTTTAAATCTGGATACCGATATCCTAGTATCTTACGATAAATATAGCCTAACTGAGTTCTGTGGAATGGTAGAGGAGACTCTTCTAATCTCAGGTTCAACCCCAACTCAGTTATCTCACAACGGATTCATCAAGAACATATGGGTTCCTGAAAGCTACGGCTACACCACACTATCTATGGATGGCTGGAATCTAGACCCTCTACAATGCACTCCAAACAGCCTATGTGCCGAGGGTGTATCCAAGGCAGATCGTTACATCAAAGTCACCTACAATAACTTGCTGATGAAGCAGGGACAGGACTACACCCTAACCGTCGATCCCGTATCTGGACAGGCTGCTATTACAAGAGTCATGACAGGTAGAATCCCTCAGGACTCTGCTTACATCACTGTAATGTATTTCGCACACGAGCCTTTCTCCGTGACCTCCTCTTACCCTGGATACATCAATCAGGTCGTGAACTCTATTGAAACCATGCGTCA